AGGAAAAGAATGACATCGTGGGAGAACTTTCTGAACTCAAGGCTTCTATTAGGGTAAGCGATGAAAAACTAAGAAACATAGAGTCAAAGAAGAAAACGACTTTAGAGTTGATTGAGCGCTTAGAGAAAAACCGTGATAAAACGTATAAACCACTAATTAATGAAAAAGAACAGCAACTTGTCGACAAAGAGAAGCTTGTTGAAGAATTAACTACTCAACGGAGGGAGCTAGTTAAGGAAGCCGAGCTAATTGAGTTCTGGGTGAGTGCTTACGGTAACTCTGGTGTTAAATCGTACCTACTTGACTCTGTTACGCCCTATCTTACGAAGCGTGCGAACTATTACGCAGGTAAGCTTTGTGGTAACACCGTTGAAATTATTTTTTCTACGCAGAAACAGCTTAAGAGCGGAGAAACACGAGACAAGTTTGAAGTACAGATTACGAATACTGTTGGTGGAGCTTCTTACTTGGCTAACTCAACGGGTGAACGTAGACGTATTGACCTAGCTATCTCATTAGCTCTACAAGACCTTGTGATGACTCGCTCGAAGGGTAAACTGAACGTTCTACTTTATGATGAATGCTTTGACGGTCTTGACGCCACTGGGTGTGAGAATTTAATTCAGTTGTTACAAGAACTATCTACAAGAGTGGGATCGATATACGTAATTACTCACAACGACGCGCTGAAAGCTTTCTTTGACAATCAGATTACGGTTGTTAAATCGAATGGAGAAACGCAACTTGTGTTAAGTTAAATAAAGGAAGTGAGCGTATGTTATTCGACGCAGAGCGTGAAGAAGTATTAAAGCAGAGAAAGATACTGCTAACCGAACAAGCGAAGCTCTGGGATAATCACTGTGATAAGTGCGAAGACTTTGCTCAAGGTAAGAAAGCTGGTATTGTACCGGCTACAAAGTTTAAAGACTCGAATAATCCAGTTTGCGATGTATGTCCAATCGATATTCGAATGAAAGAAATTGGTAAAGAGCTAGCCGAGCTGATGCTTGAGGATAGAGCTTTACGAGGGGTTGAAAAGTAATGTCGTTCATCCACTATGTTGAATCTTTACTTGGAGAAGCAAAGTGGAATACGTCAGAAACAGAAGCGAGCTGGAATTGCCCACTGTGTACTAGTCGTGGTGAAACAGAAGACACGAAATGTCGTTTTCGTATTAACCGTATAAAGCTAGTGGGCGTTTGCTATAACTGTGGCTGGGGTGGTAATGCGGTATCGTTCGTGCGTGACTATCAAGGGTTAACTTGGGCTGAATCGTTGGACGTAGTAAACTTTTATACCGATTTCACCCCACTACCACAAGATGTATTCGACGAAGTTTTTGACAGGATCTACTTAGAAGGTAAAGATGTTGGAATAACAAAAAAAGTCATACCTTTACCAAGCGATTATAAGTTGTTAGCTGGTTCGACCTCGATGATGGCTGAGCCTTTCAGAAAGTACGCTGAAAGCCGTTTATTAACTGAAAAGCAGATAGACCTTCATGGTATCGGTTTCTGCCCTGAAGGCGAAATGAAGCTTCCTAACGGTGACACGATTTATTTACGAAATCGGTTAGTTACTCAGGTGTTCGGTGATAACGGTGAACCGCAGTACTGGATGGGGCGTGCTATTCGAGATATGAAGCCGAAAACGTTAAACCCAACAGGGGGACTGAATACGCTTAATAAGTCTGACGTGATATTTAACCTTAATAACGCGAAAAAGACCGGTGTAGCCGTCCTTACGGAGGGTGTATTCGATGCTACAACGATTGGTAATTCAGGTATAGCTCTCTTTGGTAAAACGATGAGCGCGAAACAGCTCTTGTTACTTATTAAAGCTGAGTTCCGAAAGGTATTTGTAATGCTAGACGGTGATGCGATTAAAAACGCGTTCCATATATGCGATACGTTAAGTAAGCATATCCCAGAAGTTTATTTTTGTTATACTGGAAATAACGACCCGAATGAGCTTGGTAGAAAGGGTTGTTTGGAAGTTCTCAAGAACGCTGAACGGTATAACAAATTGACTTCTTTAAAATATAAACTATCGATGTAGGGGTGTAGAAAATGAAACCTATTTTAAACTATTTTTCTGAGTCTGGTCACGAACTTCGATATGGACATGACGGGGATGCTGGGTTAGATTTACCTATCTGGGATGACCGGTATGGTAAAGAGATAACTATTATGCCAGGAGATTCCATTACCGTCAGAACAGGTGTCTACCTTAGTATCCCTGTAGGTAACTACGGATTGCTAGATACACGAAGCTCTACTTCAAAGATTAAACTTGACTTGCTTTGTAGAACTATCGATAATCCGTATAGAGGAAATATTCACCTTTCGTTAATTAACCTAAACGACGTTCCTGTTACAGTTAAACAAGGGCAGTGTGTAGCTCAGATTATTATTCAAGAGTATACAAAAGTTGATCCGATTCCAGCAACTGACATCGAAGACTTCTTGATTATCGCTGGTGTAACGTCTCGTGGTGACAAAGGATATGGAAGCACTGGTAACAATGTATAAACCTTGTCCAATTTGCGGAAAAGAAATGAACCACCGAAGAAAAACGTGTTCACGAAGTTGCGCAAATAGAAACAAAACAAAGAAACCTCTCGTTGAGAAATTTTGTGAGATTTGCGGAGACAGCATGAAGGTGAAACAAAGTCGTGTTGAGCGAACAAAAACTTGTAGTAAAGACTGTGATTTTAAACGTCGTAGCAACCTTTTCTCTGGTGCTGGAAACCCTATGTATGCGACGGTGTCACCGAATAGGAAGACACTCTCTTATATAGATAAAGAAGGGTATAGACACGTTTATTGTCCAACTCATGTAAACGCAAGAACAGACGGTTACGTGCGAGAGCACATAATGGTAATGTCTGATTTTATTGGAAGAAAACTAGTAACTGACTCTGAAGTTGTCCACCATAAAGATGAAAACAGGCTAAACAACGATATAAACAACCTTGAGCTTATGACACCTTCTGAACATGCTAAACATCACGCTAGCCTGCGAGCTGAAAAGAGTCGTTACGTATAAAAGGGAGGAAACTCAAATGTTGAAAAAGTTAGCTTTAAGCGGTCTATTAGTTGTTAGTGTAGTTTCGATGGCTGGTTGTACGATTGAAGAACAAAAGATTGTATATAAAGGTAAGTCGATCCCTGTATCTGAAGCTGAAGAACGTATTGCTGACCAACTAGAGGTAGATAACCCAGATATGGATATTGAAGTTGACATCTACGAAGAAGACGATGAGTAAGGAGTGATCCCATGGGATATTTACCTCAAGGACATGGCTTCATCGAAGTTGTGACAGGTCCTATGTTTGCCGACAAGACAACAACGTTTCTACGAGCGATTGAAAGAGCCACGATTGGTGGTAAAGTTGCGATGGTATTTAAGCCTGATGTAGATACCCGTGATGAGGAAGACGTAATTGGAACTCATAATGGTGACGGATTATATGCTACGACGATTCCAGTGAACAACCCTAGATTAATATTGGAGGAAGTTGATAAATACCCTGCTGCTGATCCTATCGGGATCGATGAGGGGCAGTTTTTCTCTGATGACCTAGTAGATGTCGTTGAGATACTTGCGAACGCTGGAAAGCGCGTAATCATCACCGGTGTTGACATGGATTATCGTTGTCTCCCTTGGAGTCCGATGGATAAGCTTATGGCAGTTGCCGAAATAGTACATAAGCAAACTGCCGTTTGTGAACAGTGTGGTAAACCGGCTAGTAAGATTCAACGATTTACCAACGGTAAGCTCTCACGATGGGATGAGCCGACTGTTGTCATTGGAGATAAAGAACCAAAAGAACATGAAGAGCTAAAAGTTAAACACTCTTACGAGCCTAGATGCCGTGACTGCTGGAGAACACCGCCCAAGATTGTGCGTTAGAAAACAGGGAGGTGACTGCCTTGGATTTTAGCGGTGTTTATGGTATTTTAAATAAAGTTGATGGTAAAATTTACATTGGTAGTTCAAGAAAGGTTAAAAGTAGACTTCGTGGTCATCGAAACCTGTTACTTAAAAACAGTCATCAGAATGCCCACCTTCAGGGAGCTTGGAATAAACACGGGGCTGAGAACTTTGAGTTCAAGGTTATTGAAAAGGTAAGTGACACAGAAATCTTGTTCGAAGCTGAGCAGAAGCATATTGACTTGAACAAGTCCATGGATCACGAGTTCGGGTATAACATGATACCTGCATACCCCTCTGTTAAGCATTCCGAAGCTACAAGATTGAAAATGTCTGCTGAAAGAAGGAAACGTGGTCAACTTTCGGAAGAAACAAAACAGCGTATCGTTGAATCAACGACTGGTGAGCGTAATCACATGTTTGGAAAAGCTCATTCAGACGAAACAAAAGCCAAAATATCTGCTTCTAAAAAGGGGCAGGGTACAGGGCGTAAACTTTCTGAGGAGACAAAGCGTAAGATAGCAGAAGGTGTCAAAGGTAAACCAAGCCCCATGAAGGGTAGGAAAATGTCGGAAGAAGCTAAACGAAAGATATCTGAAGCTAACAAAAGAAGACACCTTGAAAAGAAGGAAAAAGAACTAGGAGGAACTAAAAATGTCTGAAAACAAAGCTGAATTAAACGTAGAACTAACACCTGAAGAGCAAAAGAAAGCCGATAAACAAGCTGAGAAAGAGAAGAAGAGACTGGAA